AAATTATCCCTTACTATAAAAGGAACTTTATCATCAAAAACATTCAAGTGACTCATTAAATTATCATACCCTTCTGCTCTCTTAATATTTTTTTATAAGGACCACCAGGATACATCTCTCTAACCTGTTTTACTTCCTTAAGTTTATGATATAATCTAGCGTCTCCTCCAAGTGCTAGTGCGTTAACAATGACTTCTAAATCTTTATCGTCGATTGGTAAATCCATTAGGTAAAAAATAGTTCTAAGTTTACAGTCTTTTCAACATTCCATCCAATTGCATCAAGGATTGCCTTGAGTGGTTCCACAAAACTTTTTTCAAACTGTAGATCGTAATCTACATACTTCTCAAGGTCAAGTTCTTTAGGAAAATCTTGAATGAAAGAAATAACATTCTCCTGTATGATATTAGGTTTCTTAAGATAACAAAATTTAATCTTCTCACCATTTTGAATTAAAGAATACTTGTTAGTAAGTTTCTTTTTATTCACATAGTGATTGAATAGTAGAGCACCACGACAATGTATTGGTGTACCCTTCACATATATTGTAGTGTAAGAATAATACTTCTTAACATCAGAAACAGTTCTCGGAAAAGAGATATCTTCTGGAGGTAGGGATTTGAATTCTTTTCTTGACTTATCAATAAAGTCAATCACATCTTCCTCAGTTCCATTCATCATCAATTTCAAAGCATCCTTAATCATTTTACGACAGGGTGCAGGGGTCGAAGACTTAACAGCTTCGATTCCCATCATCTTCAGTTTTGGTTCCTCATATCTAACACCTTCACTATCCCACACGTTTAGTATATATCTCTTCTTTGCTGTCCATATTCCACGATCAGCGATATTCTCACGCTTCATGAACATCTTTTGGTCATATGCGTTTACATAACTGGCCAACGTTTCGTAAGAACTCTCAATATACTTTTCAAATTCCATCTCACAGATCTTATTAAGGAACGACACAATGCCTTGATTAGTCGCTTCTCTCCCCTTGTATACAGTTTCGACCAAAGGACCCAAGTTAAGGTAGATAGAATCAGTATCACTAGCAATAACATAATCAACATCCTCAGTTTTTAGTATTTTGTTTAAGTATCTATTCATTCTATCTTCAATCCAACGGATTGAGACTTGTCCAGATAGTGTGATGGCTTCTGCGTTTGCAAGTTTGTAATAACGAAAATATTGATTACCAATAGCACCATAAGCAGAGTTAAGTTGGATCTTCCGTGCCATTTGGATATTGTTGCACCTGGCGATCTCCTTCTCCAACTCTTTTGTTTTCGTTTTTTCATACTGTTGCTTTGCCTCCAACATTTTCTTTTTGTATATGGTTCGATCTTCATAGATCTTCTCCATCAGTTCTGGTAAGAAACCACGAACATCTTTGCGATATTGTGCACCATTAGCACACACTGCATACTCTCCCCCTATCACCTCATCTTCAGATAAAATCCTATCGACTGTGACCGTTGGATGTCTCGCATCGACAAGGGTTTCGGGGGAAATATTATATTGCATAATAAGATGAGGATACAGACTGTTGAGGTCAAAAGACACCACCCAATCATACTTTCCAGGTATCGGTTCTTTAACATAAGCACCTGCGTATTTTTCAGTTTTATCAGATCTCTCCTTTGGAGGAATCACAATATTCCTCTTCTTGAGATAATTGTAGATGATTGTATCCCACATACGAACCTGTGAGAATACATCAGCATAGTTTGCTTTAGCGTCATAAGCCATAACGATTGCTAATTCAATCAACTTCATCTTGTCTTCTAGACGGTCAACAAGTTCTACGTCAATGATGTTGTATTCTACAAACTTCTGCCATCCCTGAGTATAAAAATCCTTGAACGTATTAAACTCAGAGTGATCTAATTTCTTTTGTCCAAGTTCAACATTTGCAATATGATCCAAGCGGTATGATTCTTGTGCTTTGTAAGTGAACTTCTTATACAAATTAAGATAATCAAGTTGAGTTACACCACCAACATCATATGTAATATGCTTTCGACCTGCGATATAAATTTCATCTTCAGTCACCAATCCCCAAGGAGAAAATCTTTTCTTCAACTTTTCCCCAAGAACACGATCTAATCTACGAGTTAGATATGGAATATCATATAACTCTATGTTCCATCCTGTTACAACTTCTGGTGTATTATCCTCTATCATCCACCAGTTTATAAAGTCATTTAACAATTCATACTCACTATTAAAACCTCTGTATATGACATTCTCTTGCTTATTATCAAATCCACCCTGACCCCAAGTGCGAATCTGTTTTGTATTATAATCTTGTATTGATATGAGTAGTATTTCTTCTGCAGCAGATTCTACATCAGGGAAACCATTTTCAGATTTCACTTCTATATCTAATGTTGTAATCTTGATCTTACTTACATCAAATTTTATCTCTTCTTCTGGATACTTTTCAGAAATATATTGATAGATATACCTATCATTACCATATATCCTAAAGTTCTCAACTTCACTGTACTTTCTTATAAATTCACGACACTCTCTTACAGTACCAGGATCTACGGATTCTACATACTCACCCTCTAATGTCTTATATTTTGTTTTTCTTTTAGACGGAACAAAAAGGGTTGGATAAAACTTCTCACGAGTCATAAAGTGTTTACCATCTTCATAACCACGAACCAAGAAGTTGTCTCCAACCATCTGAACGTTTGTATAAAATCTCATTACTTAGTCAATTCAAGATATCTGTCGATAACTGCTTTTGTAGGATCTGCAATTGTGAGAATACTATCAGATCTAATCATAAGTTCTGTTTGATCTGTCGCCTTTGGCCAAGGTTTCATATCATCAATACTTTCAAATAAGTATGGTTTTATGAGTTTACAATCAGGTTCACCTATGTCTGCTCCAACTTCTTCTACTTCACTTATAATAACATTATCTACATCTAAAAGCAAACACTTAACTACCTTATCCATTTGTTTTCTCCTCGTACATTTTTACAATAGATTTTATTGGATTTACTATAGTTATAACCCAATCATGGGGAACTGTCATAGACTTATCCTCAGTTAATAATATCCAAGGAGAAAGTGTAATCTCTAATTTTCTATCGTGACTAGAATCTTCAGTAAGAACAACTGCCTTACTCTCAACTACTTCATGTGGTTTATGAAGAACATAACCATACACCTTATCACTATCTTTGCGAATGAGTTCTTTTACATCTGAAATTACTTGCTCACCAGATTTTAATAATAATAACTTAACAGACATTTTAATAATATTTCATAATAGCTAACATTATTGTAGGAGCAATCGAATAAACATAGTCTGCCCACTCACAATTACCTCTCCCCAGATACTTATCGTAATATAATTCTTTAATTGCTGGAATAATAAGGGCAATAAACATTCCAACTATTCCGAAAAAAAGCATGAGAGTAAAAGAAAGAATCGCTCCCCAGAAAAAATGCAAGAGTTTATCTTTTTGAATATTTGCTAGTTTCTTTAAAAAATAGTCCATATTTTTATACTGTTAATAATATTATACCAATAAAAAAAGGGATCGTCAAGATCCCTAGTAAATTGATTTCATTATATACTCCGTGCTTAGAATTGGATCATTTCCTAAAAGGTCTAATTGCAATTCATCAGCATCCACATATACATCATCTTTATCTTTGCGACAGTGTAACCAATAGTACGTACCGTCTTCTCTTTTGAAAAAGTAACTGGTGTTGTGTGAGTCTAAAGTAAACAGAGCAACAACGTGAGGATACTCAATCTTACGATTTGGATCTGGTCTACATGATTTACCCATGTCTGCGTACATAGGTCTTGTCCCACTACCATGAGGAGTGGGTAAGTTTCGCCCATGATCTCCAAATAAATCGTATCCTTTAACCATTAAAGATAATTTTTCCTTGCATGATGTTCTGGTACTACTTTACCCAACTTGACGGTAAGAAGACCATCTTTGAATTGAACCTCTCTGACTTCAACATCGTCTGATAAAGTCCAGGCTCTCTCGAAAGATCTTTGAGCCAATCCCTGATGGACATACTCGGATCCTGTCTCTTTAGTTTCTTTGGATCCTTCGACAATAAGTTTTCCATATTCAGTGTAAACCTTTAGTTCTTTTTTACTGAATCCTGCTAGAGCGATCTCAAGCACCGACTCAACATTATTTACATGAATAAGATTGTAGGGTGGATAATTTGTTGTGGTTTCATAAGAATTGAAAAAACGATCTAAGTAATCGTCCATACCGATTCCATTCTTAGAAATAATCTTCATTAATTCTGGAAGATTAGCAGTGTGATACTTTTGTAAGTTCATAGTTCTCCTTAAATAAGCGAGTGTAAAATATGTCCCCGAAGGCGACATTACTATTTAAGCACAAACCATAAAAAAAGGCAGTGGTAATA